ATGAAAAAAAAGTAAAAAAGTGTGATTTTGTTGATACAGTGCATATAAATATTTGTTAATTTAATAATTCTTTCTGAATTTACTCAATATTTATAAGTAAAGAAATTATAACATAATAAAAAAAAATAAGCAAAAATTATGGCTTCAAGTAAGATTATCGTATCACCGGGTGTTTATACTACAGAAACAGATTTAACTTATGTTGCACAAAGTTTAGGTGTAACAACTTTAGGTGTTGTAGGTGAAGCACCATCTGGACCGGCATTTGAACCAGTCTTTATTAAAAACTTTACAGAATATAGTACTTTTTTTGGTACTCTTAACCCAGAAAAATATGCGGCATTACCATCATTACCAAAATATGAGATGGGGTACATTGCAAAACAATATTTAGAACAATCTAACCAATTATTTGTTACTAGAGTATTAGGTTTAAGCGGGTATAATGCAGGTAAAGCTTATGTAATTACGGCATATGCTAATATTGATTTTTATAAAACAAATAGTGTCGGTAACCGTGTTCTTTATAATCACCCAACTGTAACAGGTTCAACCTATGTTGGTACTAAAAGTACAACTGATTGGGGTATAACAATATCTGGAACCGATGTTAAACTTTCAATGACAACATCAGATCCAATGTTTGGTACTGGTAACACCTTTAATCAAAACGGTATGACAATTTATTCAACAGATGGTTCTGGTGACGATAATACTGTTATTTCAACAGATTTAATATCACCAATATCAATAACTGGTTGGACAAAAAGTGATACAGATGATTGTACATTTTATATTATTCAAGGTACATTATCGGCAGATACAACATCTAATATTACAACATTAACAAATAATGTTGTTTATTCAGCGTCTTGTCAATCAAATTATGATAAATTAGTTGTTGCTATGGTTCGATCAAGAGTAACAACATCAAATGATTATGATGTTACAGACGATGAACAATATTTGGTTAGAAATGATTCAGGTATCGCCGATGGATTAAATAATGTTTTATTTAAAGATTTTGATAGTATTAATGATCCAAACGGTGAATTTTATTTATCTGGTTATACTAAAGGTTCTAATTCTGAATTATTTACATATAAAGTTTCACTAGATAGTAATAAAAAATCATACATATCTAAAGTTTTAGGTGGTGCCGGTAATGCACACACATGTGTTTATTGTAATGGACCAAAATCAAAAAATACTGAAATTTGGGTTGAAGAGATTTATCCTAAGATGTATCAAACAATGGTACAATATGAGAGATTGTATGGTATTGCTGGTATTGAAAGAATTAATGATGATTTATCAAATTATGGATATGATGATGGAACAGGTGTTGCACCAATTGGTTATGAAACACCAGAAACACCATGGATTGTATCTGAATTAAGAGGTAATAAAGTTGATAGACTATTTAAATTCCAATCAATTTCTGACGGTGAGAATGCAAATGTTGAAATAAAAATTTCAATTGCTAATATTAATTTAGCGACCGGCGAATTTGATGTTATTATTAGAAAGTGGGATGATACTGATGCAAAAATTCAAGTATTAGAAAAATATCAAAAATGTAATTTAACAAAAGATTCAAATAATTATATTGGTAAAAAAATTGGAACATCTGACGGTAAATACGATTTAAAATCAAGCTTTACAATGTTAATTTTAAATTCAAACCACCCAGAAGATGCAATTCCATCTGGATTTGAGGGTTATCCAATGAGATATGATCAAGTTGAACCGGCTGGTGGTTCTGTTGGTGATCTTAGAAATATGAGACCAATGTTTAAAACAAAATATTATGATATTGGAGAAGTATTATATTCAAACCCAATAACAGGATATGAAATTCAAGCCGCTGGTGATAAACCACCATTTTATAGAAAAAAATATTTGGGGTTTAATAGAGCTGTAGGTATGGACCCATCGGTATTTGCCTATAAAGGATATACTACTAGCGGTGGTGTTTGGACAACAATGTCTAAAGGTTTCCACATGGATTCTGGGGCTTCTGATGCGGTTATTAATAAAATTGATACATCACAACTTGTTGTTGCTCAAAATGCGACTGGTTTTGAGGTTGGTAGTACTACATTTAGAAATGAGGATGATTTAGAAAACACCGAATATGAGTCATTATTCTCACGTAAATTTACAGTATCACCATATGGTGGTTTTGATGGATGGGATCCTAACCGTGGTAGAAGAACAAATGGCGATAATTATAGACGAGGAAAACAAACATATAATAATAGTGGTTTCTTGGGTGAAACATCTGATTGGTATGCTTATCTTGCGGGAATTCAAACATTTAGTAATCCGGAAGCAGTAAATATAAATATTTTTGCAACACCGGGAATCGATTATGTCAACAATAAACAATTAATTGATGAAGCGATTACAACGGTTGAAGAAGATAGGGCGGACAGTTTATATATTTTAACAACACCAGATATTGATTATCAAACTGGATTTTTATATACTCCGGAAGATGCTGTTGATAATTTAGATAATGCAGATTTAGACACAAATTATTCTGCAACATATTATCCATGGATTAAATATAATGATATGATTAATAATGTGTCGATTTATATTCCGCCAACAGCTGAAGTAATGAGAAATATTGCTTTAACTGATAATATTGCATTTCCATGGTTTGCCGTTGGTGGTTATACTCGTGGTTTGGTTAAGGCACCAAGAGCAAGAACTAAATTAACCTTAGCAGATAGAGATTTATTATATGAAAATAGACTTAACCCAATTGCAACATTTAATGATGTTGGCGTTGTTATTTGGGGACAAAAAACACTTCAAGTTGCTGAATCAGCATTGGATAGAATTAATGTTAGAAGATTACTTCTTCAAACAAGAAAATTAATTGCGACAGTAGCTAAGAGATTAGTGTTTGAACAAAATGATGATGTTGTTAGAAATGAATTTTTAAATCTTGTTAACCCAATTCTTGATGGTATTAAGAATGAACGTGGTTTAACGGACTTTAGAGTTCAATTAATTAATGGTGAAGAAGATATGGATCAATTATTATTAAGAGGTAAAATTTTCTTGAAACCAACAAGGGCTCTTGAATTTATTGATCTTGAATTTGTTATTACACCGACATCGGCTTCATTTGAAAATGTTTAATAAATGAATAATAATAGGGTTTATAAAATAACAGATAAACAATTTAATTTAATTGTGGAGAACCAAAAAAGTTCTCCACAATTACAAACTGAAATGTTTGATGCCGCAGCAGATGGTTTATTTAAATTAATTAAGTTTGGATTTAAAAATGGCGTTAAGTTATTTAAATATATGCAAGGTATTAAGGTTGAAATCGATATTAAAAACGCTGCTGGTAGTACATTATTTAGTTATCGTAAAAAGAATCCATTAGCACCATTAGGTTTAAGTGATCCACAAATAAAAAGGTCACCCGAGGGACTTGAAACCATATTACCAAAAAATACAATACTTAGTTCTGATAAAGATAATATAGCGTTCACATCCGGTATAATAACTTATCCTGTTAAATTTAAATTTTTAAATTTAGCTGAAAAGAAAGAAAACCAAGAGTTACAATATGTTACTTGGAAAATTATGATTGAAGTTAAAGTATTTGATCAAGGTGAACGTATTATATTAAAATTAATTGATTTTTCATCATCTGACATTTCAATAAATTCATTTGTTAAAGCAATTGAGAATGATTTAACAAATAATAATAATAGTAAATTGAAAGAAAGAAACGTGGAAGCGGCGCTACTTAAACAAATGACTAAGATAAGGGGCGGTTCAGATGATTTTGTTATTAAATTTTTAGGTAGGGATCAAGCTAATCGATTTATGCAAGTAGTTGAAAAACAATTTATTATTTCGGTTATTAGACCATTTATTCAAAAGTATAATAATGATAGGAAAGTTGGAGATCCAGAATTAGTTATACCTAAAATTGAGGTTGACGTTAATCCAAAGTTAATTACTGGTGAAGTAAAAAAAATAATTAATACTTCAGACAATTCATCAGAAATAAGTACCGATGAAATTATAAAGGCAATACAAGAAATTCGTGATCAATATAACAAGTATGAAAATATTGAAGGGTCAGAAGAATATTTAAAAGAACTTAATTCTATATGGGAATATCTTCATAGTTTATTACCAAATCAAAGAAAAAAATAAAAAAAAAATATAATTATAAATATTTATAGATAAGAATACCCTAATGGGTTTATAACAAAAAAAAAACAAAAAAAAATTATGGCAAATTTATTATTAAACATGCCCATTAATTATGAACCGAAAAAGAAGAATAGATTTATATTTTCTTTTCCAACAAATATGGGTATCCAGTCTTGGTTTGTTGTTAGTGCAAAAAGACCAAATGTTACTATAGATGAAGTAGAAATACCTTTTTTAAACACATCAACTTGGGTTTCAGGTAGATTCCGTTGGGAAACTATTGATATAACATTTAAGGATCCAATTGGTCCATCAGCAGCACAAGCAATTATGGAATGGGTTAGATTACATGCTGAATCAGTTACTGGACGTATGGGATATGCCGCTGGTTATAAAAAGAATGTAACACTTGAAATGTTAGATCCAACAGGTGTTGTTATTGAAAGGTGGAAACTAATTAATACAATGTTAACAAGTGCGGATTTTGGTGATTTATCGTATGATTCTGGTGATTTAGCTGAAGTTTCAACAACATTAAGATTTGATCGAGCAGTACTTGTGTTTTAATATTTTGGTTATCAGATTCTTACATTTTGTTAGTAAAAAGCTTGGTTAAAACTTTGTTTTTTCAAAATCTGGAAAATGATATTAAAATTTTAAAAGAAAAATTAAATAAGAAATATAATTGATTTTTATTAAAAACCCATTATCTTTTTGATATATGGGTTTTTTTGTTTAAAAAAATCATATCATAATATTTAATTGTTAAATAACAAATATTAAATTTTTTTAAAATGGACGAAAAAAATAGAATTAATTGGAATGAGAGTGTTAATAAGTCGAATGACATTAATCTGGATGATTTACCGAAAAGTTATCCACAATTTACAGAAAAATCAATGAAGCAAGATGTAATTAATAATCAACCAGTAGATCCACAAGGTGAAACAAGATATGTTGAATTTGATGAGCGGGCTATTTTGGGTGACGGGGATTTTATTAATGATAATGAACCATTTGACGTTATTGATTTACCATCTAAAGGTTATTTTTATAAAAATAAAAAAAATACAGTTAGAGTTGGTTATTTAACGGCGGCAGACGAAAATATTATTACATCACCAAATTTATTACAAAATGGAAATATGATTGATATATTACTTCGTAAAAAAATTAAAGATAAAGATATTAATATTCATGAATTATTACCCGGAGATAAACAGGCAATTTTAATTTTTTTAAGATCAACAGGTTATGGTAATGACTACCCAATTATTTTAATCGACCCATTAACAGGGGAACAATTTGAACATATTGTTGATTTACAAACACTAAAAGTTAAGGAATTAATAGAAGTCCCAGATAATCAAGGTGAATTTAGTTATACATTACCTAAATAAAAAAAAGAAATAAAAGTAAGATTGTTATCAGAAAAAGATCAAAAAGAAATTGATGATGTTTTAGAAAAAAGAAAAAAAATTTATGGGAAAAATAATATTTCAATCGCTTTAACATCTAGATTAGAAAAAATGATAATGGAGATTGATGGTAATCGAGATAAAGTATATATTTCAGAATATGTACAATCAATGTTAGCTTTTGATTCGTTAGCTTTACGTAGTTATGTTAGAAAATTAGAGCCCGGTATCGACTTGAAATTAAAAATAATAGCACCTTCAGGCGAAGTAATTGAAACGGAATTACCATTTAATCGAAACTTTTTTTGGCCTACACTCTGATTATAGAACCATTATCCTAGATGAAATATATTATTTAGTTAAACATACAAATTTTACTAGAGAAGATGCATTAAAAATGCCAGTATATGAAAGAAGATTTTTTTTAAATAAATATATAGAAGAAATTAATCAACAATCCGAAGCTAGAAAAAAATAGCTTCGGATATTTATTTTTAAAACAAATATATGGCAGACAGAGAAAGTGAGAACATTAAAGAATTAAAAAAAATTGTTGATGAAATTACTAATAAATTTCAACAAGACTTGTCTGTTGTTAAACTTAGTGATTTAGATATTCTAATCTCTTCAATTAATTCAAAATTAGAACAACAGAATAGTTTAATTGAAAAAATTTCCAATGCTGAAATTAAACAATTAAATACTACAATTAAAAATAAAAATGTTAATAAGGAAACGACAAAAAGATTAAATGAAAATTTAAATATTTATGGTGATTTGTTATCTTTTTCTAATGACTTTAATTTTACTTGGGATTCTATTTTAAATAAAACTAAGTCAGTTCGTGCAGAAAATGATTTAATTGTTAAATTAAATAAACAAGCATTAATTGAAACAAATAAATTATTTGATAAAGAGAAAAAAATACAAAAAAATAGATTAGATACATTTAAAAAAGTTAATAATTTACGAAAAAAAATTAATGTTAAAACTAAAACGAATAAAACAAATAATAACAATAATTTTTTAATACCACAATTTGCAAACCCCCAATCAATTTTAAGTGCACAAATTACTTTAGAAAAACTTAGTGGTGGTAAACCATATTTAGCATCACATCCAGAAATGGGTGTACCTATTGGGTTATTTAACACAAAAGATGAACCAAATAGAATAGCTAGAATTAAAGCAATTAAAAAATATGGACCAAGTGGATCATTAAATGATGTGCTACCGCAATATTCTGATTATAATTATCCAACAACATCTCGTAAAATCGAAGGTAATAACCAAAGTATTGCTGCATTTATTGCTTTAAAGGGCGCAGCTAAAACATTAGGCGGTAAAGGTTTAGATGTGTTGGTTAATTTGGTTGACACGATAAATCAATTTGGTGATAAATTAGAAGAATATGCTGGTGAAGCTGATGAAGCAATAAGATCATCATTACAAATAGCCGGGATATTACAGAAACGAGATTGGGGTGAAATGTTTACAGATGATGGAACACCAATAATGAAAGCGTCATATTTTCAAAAAAATGTTGAGGAATTAAATAGGGAACTTGCAAATGAAGGAATCTTTTTTAATATTGAAGCTATTACTAAATTACAAAAACAATTTACTGAAATTTCAAAAACAAATGTTTTATTAGGTAAAAAAGATTTAAGAACTTTGGCACATATTCAAACAACATTTAATTTAGCAGATAATGATGTGGCAGAAATGCAATCAGCTTTTATGGAATTAGGTTTTGGCGCTAAAGATATTAGTGATTATACAGATCAATTAACTGAAAATTCATTAAAGTTTGGTATTAATGCCGGAAAATTAATTAAAGATAGTGGCAAATATCTTAGATTAGCATCAATATATCGGTTTAAAGGTGGTGTTAAAGACATGCAAAAAATGCAAGTTTATGCAGCAAATTCTAGATTTGATATTGAAAATGCTTATAATGTAATGGATAAAGCATTGTCTATTGAAGGTGCAATAGATTTAGCGTCACAATTACAAGTGTTAGGTGGGTCTTTCGCAAATTTAACTGGTGCGGATTTATTTGGTATGGCTATGGGTGGTGATTCTGAAGCATTTATTAAAACATTAGTTGAGGCGTTTAGACAGGATGTTGGTCGGTTTGGTAAATATGAAAAGGGTCGAGGCTTTGAATTTTCAACGGCGGGAATTCAACTATTACGTGCATTTAAAAATATTGACGGGTTTGATCTTGGAGAAGATATTGAAAATATTATTGTTAAATTTGGAAAAGAAGACGCTATTCGACAAAAAATATTAAATGGGCGATTTGAAACAGCACAACAATTTCAAAGTTTATCATTAGAAAAACAGAATCAAATTGTGGCACAAATAGCGCAAGGGTCTGTTGAAGAATTAAATTTAACCGGTTTAGATTATGCAAATGATTTAATTGATTTACAAGCACAATTTTTTTCGGAATCAGAAGCATTTAATGGAATAAATTCAGCTACAGCGGCTGCTACTGTTAGTGTTGAAGATCAGGTTAATTTAAATAAACAATTAGTTAAATTAGAATCACAAACAGCAGAAGCTTTTGATACAATTAATCTTCAACTTAGAAATTTAGCACCATTGTTAAAAATTGCCGGAGAAACAATTTATAATGTTGGTATTGAATCGTTTAAAAATGAATTTTTTAGACAGGTTGAAGTAATGACTGATTATATGGGATTATCAACAGATGAAGCATTATTAATGAGATTATTATTTGGTGCTGGTATTTTTGATGGTGATGAATTGGCTAGTGGTGTTAAAGGTATAATAAATGGTATTGAAGGTATGTTAGTGTTTATTGATAAATTCGCTGAAAATAATATCGCTCAATCACAAAAGAATATTCAGGAAGGGTCAGACGCTTTAAGAGATTTAGGGAGATCCCAAATAAATGAAGGTGGGTTTGGGAACGTAGTGAAAGGTGTATTTAATTCTATCTTGAGCGGAATGGCACAATCTCGTGCATATGGACCTACACATGAACGTGGTGGTCTATTAAGTGCATCAGGTGGTATGGTAATGGGTCCATCACATAGTAATGGTGGTGTCCGTGGTTCTGGTATGTTTAATAATGTTGAGGTTGAAGGTGGTGAAGCAATTATTAATAAAAAGTCAACAAAAATGTTTCTACCTTTATTAAGTAAACTTAATAAAATAGGTGGCGGAAAAGCATTTGGCCCTGATTTTAATATTAGTAATGGTGAAAATAAAATAATAAATTTAAAAATTAATGGGCGAATTATCCATAAAGGCTTAAATGATAAGAATAAGATTAATCCTAGAATAATAGCACAAATGGTTGCTAGTGAAGAAAGTGGCGAAGCATTTGAGGGAGCATATTAATGAGTACAAAATTAGAAATATTAAAACAAATAACAATAGAAATTACTAATAATTTTGAGTATTTATTGAATTCCGCAAAAAATTCAGAAATAAGTAAAATAATTGATGATACTAATTTATTATTAATAAAACAAGAAAAGTTATTAGAACAAACAGATAAAAATATAAATATAACTAATAATAAATTATCTGAAGCAAATCAAAAAATTTTTAATCAAATTAATAATTCAAAAGAATTAAAAAATGAATTTAAAGAATTATTATTAATTAATAATGAATTAAATGCGGGTTTAAATACTAAGTTGAAAGGAATTACTCAATTTGCATTTAATAAAAAAACAGAATTAAGTAATTTAAAAAAACAAAATCTTGAAGCAAATTTATTAATTAAAAATATGTCACAAATTAATAAATTAGAAGTTAAAAATATTAGAAATAAATTAAAAGAATATGATAAATTTAGAAAACAATATGGTTTATCTCATTTACCACAATATATTGATAGAGCCGAACCAGATTTAAAATATTCGGTGGCTTTAGCGGCTAGGACTCTTGGACCACAAGTAGCAAATGGTGTTTTTGAATTGATGGGTATTATTCCGATAGTCGGGAAAGGTATTGAATTGGGTGGTCAAGCGTTAGTTAAGATCAGTGAAGAATCACTTGAGATTGTCAGTAAACTTATTAATTTAATAAATCAATTTGGTGATAAATTAGAAGAATATGTTGGCAACTATGATGAAGCGATTAAATCAACAATACAAGAAATTGGTTTAATTGGGACTCGTGCTTTCGGCACACCAAATCAAGCAAAACAAATATCAGATAATATTTTAAGGTCTAGTGGTGTTTTAATTCAACAAATAGGTTTAGCATATTCACCTGAAAATATTGCAGAATTTCAGAAAGCATATAGTGAATTATCAAAAACAACCGTTGCTTTTAATTTCGATGATTATATTACTATTGGTAAATTACAAACAATTACTGATTTATCATCTAGTAAAATGGGAGAAATAACTAATAGATTTATTGAAATGGGTCTTTCTGTTTCTGATGTAGAAAAATATTTTGTAAATACAATTGAGAATGCAACTAGATCCGGGATTCAAACAAATGATATTTTTAATGATATTGATAAATTATATAAAGCATCTAGAATTTTTAGATTTAGGGGTGGTGTAGAAGATTTAAGTGAAATGCAAGCTTATGCAAAAAGAATAAAAGTTGATATTGAAGGTATGTTTAATTTAATGGATCGAGTACAAGAACCGGAAGCAGCAATTGATTTGGCCGCACAATTATCGGCATTAGATACTGTTTTTTTAGATTTAGATCCTTTTGAATTATTAGGGGCTTCATTTATTAATGCTGAAAGATTTAATGAATTAATTACAGAACCATTACGGGAAAAAGTTGAGAGTTATTTTGACATTAAAACCGGACAATTTACACAACAAGGACAAATACTATCTAGGGGTCTATTAGAGATTGATGGGCTTAAAGACGTATTTAAATCAATGGAAGATCTTAGATTATTTTTTGCAAAAGCAGCTAAAGAAAAAGAGGTTGAGAAATTAATTAGTACAAATTATGGTGTATATCAAGCATTCATTAATTTTAGTGATAAACAACAAGATCAAATTATTGCTATTTTAGCCCAAGAAGCAATTGGTAATTTTTCGGTTATTGGTAAAGAAATTAAAAATTTAACGGCGGCAGATTTAAATACTATTTTAGGTTATTTACCACCCACAACAGATATTGATAATTTTACAACAGCAGCGGCTCAAGGCCAAATTAGTGTTAAAGATCAAATAGAAACGAATGAAGCGTTAGTTGGGAGTATGATGATGACATCTGAAATTTTAGAAGAAGTATATCAAGGGTTGAGTGCATCAGAATTAAAAGAATATTTTGAAAAGGCAGGGACTTTTATTACGGATGTTGGTTTAGCAACATTTGAAAATGAGTATTTTAGGGGGTTTGAAATTTTAACTGATTATACTAAGTTATCTCCATCTGAAGCTTTTCTATTATTACCAACAATAAAGGGTACAATAGATAATACTAATAACCTTTTAGCCGAAATGTTAGTGTCATTTACTCAAGGAACATCTAATTTTCTTAAAACATACGATAAAATTGTTGGTAAAAAAGGAAAAAAACACTCACAAGATGTTGGGGGTGATGATACGAGTTCAGCAAATAATTCAATGGGTGGGGTATTATCAGAAGTTAAAGTAAAGCCGATAACTTTAAGTAAATTAAATAAACAAACAAATAATTTAAAACAAAGTATCAGTAAACGAAAAACAAATATAACTGGCCCGGGATCATATTTAGTTAATTCTAAGTCAGAAACTAAGGTAATTGTTTCAGGTAGGGTTGATAATTATGTAAATGGCGTTAAAACTGAAGTTTTAAATGGTGAAAAAATATATGAAATATTAAAAGAACATATTTATTAAGAAAGAAAAAACAATTATGTCAATAAATATATTAGAAATAGGACCTTCATCGCCTTCGAATATTGTTTTACTTGGTAATGCTCAAACACTTAGAGATTATTTATTAAGTAAAAATTTATCTAATGTTCCTAGTGATGTTATTAATGCTGCGTTAGAAAGTGAATGGTTTAATGGTGGATTATCAATAACGGAATATAATGTTACAGATTCATTATCATTAACTAATCCGGGGGATGTTTTCGACTGGACCGAAGGTACATCGCAACAAAAACTTGATTTAGCTTACAATCGAAATTTATATAATTATAATGAAGTTTATTTTGGACAAACATTTACAGAATATCGATTAGTTAATATTGATGATACAGCGATATCAATAATCGGTGCTGGTAATGTTGAAGAATATTACGATCCAGATGAAGCGTCATATGTTTTAAATACTTGGAATAATCGTTGGGAATTTGAATTAAATCGTAATACATATGCTCCGGGTCAAATAGGTTATTTCTATAGTGAAACAGATTCTTGGGTACATTCTATGGCTGAGAACGTTACAGGTATCCAAGAAATTTCTAATACAAATCTAACATTACCATTTTTAAGTGAGTTATATACAATTAATTATTTTTTAAGTGTATTAGATAATACAGAATATGATCGATTTGTTTATTTAAATGATATTGTAACAACATTTAATCGTTATGGGTCAATAACGAATTGGTTAGATATGATCACTGGTGATGTTATTGGTAGTCCAGATACTAATTATTTTGATTATAATGAAATTGCTGAAAATACAAATATCTTAGGTACTATTGGTAACATCAATTCAACAGAAGACAATATTGAAGATTGGTCAAACACTAATGGTAATCCCGGTAGTGGTGATCAATATTATGAAACAAATTTACCAGCAGCACTAACATATTTAATGAAGAGAAATAGATATGGTAGAGTTGATACAGGTAGTGCTGCTCCAGTTATTGGTGTTAAATATTATAAAAATATAAACGTATTACATTCATTTAATGGTGATACTTTTATTGAAGTAGGTTCAACGTCAATAAATTCATATCCACAATTAGGTGTTAATGATGGTCGTAGTGATATTGATGTTTTTGTTACTGATGTTGATGTTAATAAGGTTGGTGGTGGTTTAATTGAAGGTTCTTCAGTTTTTTCACCAAGAGGTTTTATTGCGGAATATTGTTATAACTTCAATTTATATGGATCAAATAATAGAGGTGTTTTTAATGGTGAAACAGCAATTAATGGTATTACAAGTGCTTGGTCAAATTTAGTTAGGGGTAGAGAATTACCAAATGGTTGTGATAATCCATATATTTCAGAACCAATGGACCCATTTACTTATGCTACAGACGGTGCCGATAAATTTGATTTTTCAATTATTAATCCATTAGAACCATTAGTTAAACCACAAGAAAATGTATATGTTTATAAAACCGGTGAACCATTAGAAACAAATAATTATGGTATTTTAACAGACATTAATGCTCTTGTTGGTAATATCATAGGTACATCACCATTACCAATTGATGCAATTTTAACACAATTTGGTGATGAACGTAAAGATACACCATTAGGTAATTTAAGTAGACAAAAATTAGCATCAGAATTTACATTTAAATTAAAACAAAACATAAGAAAAGAAACATTAGGTAAAGCCGAAAATTTTGCTCAAGGTCTTGGTCAAGCGTCATCAACGTTTGTTGGTTCATTATTTAATAATGAAGATACAGCATCACAGGCCGGTAACGATTTAAAAAATACTTTTTCTGATTTATTTAGAGATTATGAAATAACAAAGCCAAAAACGGCAATTGGTCAAGTTGCAAATTTTGCAACATCATTAGCCGGAATTAACCCTAAAACAGATAACCCAATAAAACAAAAAATTAATTGGACTAGTTATATACCAAAAACTAGTGGTGTTGATGATCCAGATACAATTGAAGATTTAACGTCAAATAAACTAAAAAGAAATAAAACAACAGGTTATCGTGGTTTTGTTAAAAGAGTAGTATGTGGTGGTGGCGATACTAGAGGTGGTGATCCATCATTAGTATTATTAGATCATACAAGTGGCGGTCAAAAATCGTTATTATTAAAACAATTAGATTATAATGATTATGCACCAAATTATCAAATTAAAAATGCAAATTTATTTGAAGCTATTGGTGATATTTACACTAAGTCCCAAACACGAAAAAAGAAAAAAAGTGAAAAATTAGAAGAAGAAATTAATGATATTAATGCTGAAATTGCAGCCAAAAATTTGGAAATTCAAAATTTAGATGTTGAAATTAGTAAAGCAACTAAAACACATATTAGAATAAAATTAGAAAGACAACAAAGATCGTTAATTAAACAAGCTAATCGATTAGAAAAAAAACGAGATAATAAAAGAGGGGAACAAAATAATTTAGATAAAATAGATTATGGTCTTTATCCTTGGTTTGATAATGGAACATTTAATGGTTATGGCGATGAAAGTAATACATTATTATCAGTAAAACAAAGATTTTATGTTGACACTAATCCGGGTACTTCGACATTTAGTTATCTTGATAAAGATTTTTCTTATGGTTATTCAACAATAGATCGTGAAAATGGCGGTGAGGTTTTTGATTATTATGACCATCAAATTGATAAATCTTGTTGTGATGTTAGTCGGTATTTAAAAGATAGAACAAAAGGTTTAGCCCCGGAAGATATAAATACTGATAATAAGGACGGTTCTCATGTAAATGAAGATGAAGAAATTAATGCATACGCTACGGTTGATGATCTAGTTAAACATGGACCATTATTATCCGGAGAGTTTGAAGATAACCCAAATTCATTAACAGAAAAATTTAATAATAGAGGGTTAAATTTAGGGTTAGACTATAAGGTTGGTTATAACGTTTATCCAAATTATGAAAAAATTCATGCCGGATTAAATCGTAAAGATCAATACATAAATCAAAGTAGTTTAAGTGTTTTAGATGATAATGGTTTTGTTAAGATTTCACCATTATGGATAGCCGATAAATATGAAGATGCTGAAATAGCTAAAGAAATTATTGAAAATGGATCACCAACAGGTAAAGATTATTTGGAATTAACAACAATCCATCGATATATGTTTTCACTTGAAAATTTAGCTTGGAAGGGTTATTCTCAATTTCTACCTTGGTGGGAAAAAGGACCTAATGGCGGTAGAATTATGTGGTTTCCACCTTATGATATTCGTGTCACAGATACTTCATCGGTTTCATGGGGTTCTGAAACACTAATAGGTCGAAATGAGCCAGTTTATACTTATAATAGTACGGAACGAAGTGGTGTGTTATCATTTAAAATGATAACGGATTTCCCCGGTTTTTATGATCCAACAGTAACAAATCGAGTTGAAATTCCATCCGACCCACCAAATATTGTTGATGAATCGACAAAAAAAATTATAATACCACCAGAACCAGATAGAGGTGTGTTAAATATAAATAAAGGAACACGGATTTTTGTTTATATTGATTCAACAAGTAGCGGTGGTCAATATGTAGAAGCCGCTAAAAAGGCAGCATTAAGCTTAGAAAATATAATAACTGTTGAAAAAAACCCAAAATCTGGTGTTATGTCAAAAGATGATTTTGATAAACAAGTTTTTGTGTTTGTTGATTCCGGACCATATACCAATGGTAATGCTCTTGATGATGGCCGATATTTATCTTGGTTTTCAGCGCCATGGTTCCAAGATAAAGAACAAAATGATTTAACTAATATAACAACTAGAATACATAGACCGTATTATAGCGAGAACAATAATAATCAACCAGAAGGTCAACAAGAAGGTTGTATTTTAGGTGATATAGGTAATTTTGCTGGGTCTGAAACTTATAAAAATGTTGTAATATTCACAATATCTAGTGAAGCGGCTAATAGTTATGGTTTTCAACCATATAATAAAAATGTTAGTTTAACAAATAATGACATTCCGGAAGATTTTAGAAAAGATTTTTATGATTTAACAAAAACTGGATATGAAAATTTTATTGGTACTTCGATAATAATTAAACCCGGTGGTCAAAATGCTACTTATTTTACACCGCCAAATAATTTATTAAATCAAACAAACGTTTTGTGGTTATCTGGTAAAAATAAGTGGTCAACGTTACCAAATCAAACAACCGATAAATCTTCGTTACCAGTAAATCAAGATAGTTATAGAACGATATTAAGTGGTATTACAGCAACAATTGATCACGGTGAATATTCATCAGTCGGCGAATCAATATCTCTCGATAAAAAAGTTACTGATTATTTAACAGATAGATCATTTAAAATATATCAAGTGTTAGGTTCTAACGGATCAGAGTCCGAATTAAGTGATATATTTTTAAGAACAATAACTAAAGATAATATTATACCATCGGTGGACATGATTCCTTCATCAACACCAATAGAATATGAAGAAATTGGTCAAATACGACAATGGTTAATTAAATTAGCTGAAGACCCAGCGTCTTGTCCGGTTGTTGATACACAAGATTTAACAGGAACAACAGCATCAGTAATACCACGTTATTATATTGGTTCTAAATCTTCAGGTTCAACAAGTGTTAATTATTATAGTCAACCAGTTGTAGATCTTATTAAAACAACAATAAGTTCAGGTGATCAATATGATTACGATTTTTTAAGTTTTTTATTGTATGGTAAAAATAGTATATTAATTAATAAGTTAGGCGGTAATAATACAGAGGCAATAAACGCAAACATAGATAAAGTTTTAGGTATTAAAATATCAACAGATACTTACCTTAGACCAATAGAGTATTTGCAAAGGGTTGCTAATACAACAACAGAGATTCAAAGTGATGGTACAATTACATCTGAAGGTTATAATAAACTATTATTGGTTTTTGAGCCGGATAGTGTAATTAATAACCCAGTTAATGAATCAGTACCGACAACGGAATCACAAACAGAAATAATTGAATATAATAATTGGGGGCTACAAGAAACAAAAAAACCAGTAAATGAGTTAAATGAGTTTTATTATTTTAAAAAATTAGAACAAGACGATTCATTTTTATTTGATAAATTTGAAGAACATATTCAATATTTTGACCCGGCATTTCATAGCATAACACCTGTTGGTTTTAATAATAGATTGAATTTTTTAAAACAATGTACAAGACAAGGACCATCAATTAATAATATACAAGATGATAATGGTAATATTTTATCTTCTAATTCTAATTTAGCTTTTGGTCGTCCACCAATTTCTGTTTTAAGACTTGGTGATTTTTATTATACAAGAATTGCTATTGAAACTGTGGATTTTAGTTATGAACCGTTGGTTTGGGATATAAATCCAGAAGGTATTGGTGTTCAACCAATGATATGTGATGTAACAATTAATTTTAAATATTTAGGTGGATCATCTTTAAGTGGCCCAGTAACAGAATTACAAAATGCAGTATCTAATAATTATTTTGCTAATGTTGAATTTTATAATGATAAAGCATTAAAAGCTTTTGAGAGATATGGTACAATTGATGATGACATTGTTACCGAAACTTCTGAAACATTAACGGCTGTAGACCCAGCAACAGAAACAATAGTATCTCCAGATGCTAATACGGATTCTGAAAGTGAGAGTGAAACACAAAATAATACACAAACTAATAAAGATAAAAAAGAAAAAAAAGAAGAACGAAAACGTAAAAAATTAGAAGATAATAATAATAATTTAAAACGAAATAGATCATTTCCATTTTGCCCAATTGGTTATTATTTAATAACAATGAATCAGTCAGGTGAAGTTCCAGATGACGGGTTGGGAACATCTCATCCGAGATATTGTATGTTAAAGTCAGAATATTTAAATTATAAACGAGGGATCCCAAAGAATAATGGTTATTTTATTTATAATTTATGTATTGATTATAATTCGAATACAACTATTTTAGGTAATTGTAAGGATAATAAAGGTGAACAAATTAAATTTGTAGATGCAATAGGTAAAAGTAAGGTGTTAGCTAAAAATTCCGTTTCGGGGAATTTAATTGTTAAGGATTCAAGAGATATGACATATGATTGTCCAAATTGTCAGAATTAAATCTTGAAAAAAAATAAAAATAAGTTAATTTAAATATTATGAAACAACAATATTTTAATCGGTATGGTAATTTTATAATAAATGGCGAATATCGAACTTTACCGTTTATATCGTTATCAATAAAAAATACAGATATTTATGATGTATATATTAAAAATAAAACACGATTAGATATATTATCGCAAAAATATTATGATAATCCATTATATGACTGGTTAATATTGTTGGCAAATCCAATTTTTAGTTCTTTAGAATTCTCAATACCCGATAATGTGCAAATAAGGATACCATATCCTTTGGATATCACATTACAAGAATATAAAGACAAAATAAATACATTTAACACATTATATGGTGTATAATTAATTTAATAGTATGGCTAAAAAAAATAATAATTTATTAAATAGTTTAATAGATCCGACAATTTATAATCAAGGCGGTAAAACATTTGTTGATGAAAATGGTTTAACAACACAAGGGTTTGAGAATGTACCAGAAGATTGGGTTATGTTTGTACAATTATATGTTAAACCTAGAAATAGAAGTGTAATTTATGATACAATTGAAGAAATTCAAAGTAACGGTCAAATTTCAAATAGTGAAGGTATTTTACTCGGTGAAATACCGTTTTATAATAAAAAAATTAATAAGTCAGATGTATCATCAGTTATTCCATATGAAATTCAAACAACAGAATATACTGAATTATTTGGTGCTAAAACGTTAGAAGATGCTAATTCAGATCAAGCAATTGTTGGTCAATCGTCCGCTTTTGGTATTTCAACTATTAATATTCGTTTTGAAGATCATTTTAGACCAACAGTAGATATTACGTTTATTGATGTAAGAGGTTCTGGGTTATCAGCATTTAAAGATCAAAATAAAAACGAAGAAAATATTGGAACATCACCATATGATTGGTTTTTCTTATTACCATGGCCAATGTTTTGTTTAAAGGTTAAAGGTTTTTTTGGTAAGATGATTAGTTTTCCACTAGTTATGACCAAATTTAATATTAAATATAATAACACAACAGGTAATTTTGACATTGAAACACAATTTATTGGTTATCCGTTTTCTGTATTTAATGATATTAATGTTAAAACATTAGAACGTTTATGTTGCGTTAAAGGGGGGTATGATGAAATACTTAACGTTTATAATAAATTAATTAGATGTTTAGACCCCGAAAATCCAGATGAAGCAATAATTCTTAAAGAATTACCGCCACCAGATGCATTATGTATTACGCAATATTTAAAAGCAATTAAAGAAAATAAAGTAACAAACCCATTAAAAAAATATTTTGATAGTTATACTCAATCGGTACAAAATATGATGACAGTTTATAGTGGTGTTAGGGATAAATTGACAGAGTTTAATACAATATTAGATCGATATGATGAATTATCAGATGAAGAAATTATTAAATCATTTTTATCCGCATTTGTTGATTTTTTATTTGCTGAAGATGATTTTAGAATTGCGGTAACGTTACCGGGAAAGGAACAAACACATTATGAACCCGGTGAAAACCCATATAGTAATAATACAATTAAAATTGAATATACAACATATAATATGGTTGGTTTAGGTGATGACGGCCAACAAATTCAAGTTGAAAAAGGTAGTAATTTAAAAGTTCCATCATTTTTAGATTATCAAAGAAATGAATATGGTGAGTCAGATATAAGTCGTTTTACGTTAACTAGTTCGTCAAACTATATAGATTCAACAATACAGTTAGAACAACAATGGTTAAATGCGGTTAACAGATTAATGGCAGATACTAGTTTTGAGTCAAAAAATAATCGAGCAAATCCGAAGGGATATTATTATAATATTAGATATAATAAGGTTATAAATGCATTAATTTCAGATATAGATTTAAGATCAAAATTACTTACAAATACTACGGCAACACTATTAAACCCATTATCAAATGATGGTATAAATTTTGGTACATATAATAATAATTCATCAGTAATAAATATTCCATATCAAAATCATATAAATAAAGAAGTTTTGTTAAATCTTATTTCAGTACTTAATGATTTAGTATCAACACGAATAGAAGAATTAAATAAATATGGAGTTGTTTTATGTACTTGGTTTATAGATAAAAATGATAATTTTGAGTCTTATTATCCATTTGTCGCAACATATCGACCATCATTACAACGTTTAATGTCATTATTATCAATTAATATTGAAGCTTTTTTAAATTTAATGTTAAGACGATCTAAAGAAGCCGAAAAATATCATGAAAAACATAAGACAGATTCAATATATAGAACATATTTTAAAGACGCATCAAACAAGCAAACGGAAAATAATACAAAAGGTGTTTTAACTGATGTTAAATTATATCCATGGCCTAAAACATATCGAAAGAATACAACTGGATCTAAGATTGAGGTTTTTCCAACCGAGCTAAATGAAGCTTTTCATTCTTTTCCAGAAGTTCAATTTACTTTAGATTATATTAATTCTATCAGCTCAAAATCGGAAACAGACGAATGTTCTCAAAGATTAGAATATAATTATAAAGAAAATCCAGTAAACTGGACACCATTAAATATATTTGAAGATGGGCCATTTACTACAACTAAAGATAAGGCCGATTCATCAAAACCAACATATTCACCATATAGCAGCCCACTATTTGCTAATTATATTTCATATGATAAAACAAGAACGGTAAATCAAGATAACTCAACAGTTAATGATAGAGAAGATGATGAAAAATTAGCAGTAAAAAAACGTAGATTATTTGAAATTATCGCATCAAGAGCGTTTCTAAATGTTTTTTATTTTAATAATTTAGGTTCGGAAAATATTGGGGGTAATACGGATAGAACTTTATATAAATATCAAACACAGTTAAGCAATTATTATGGTGATATTGAAGCAAATAATTTAATAAACACACTTGATGGTTGTGATTTAATTAATTTATGCAATGAATGTTTTAAAGATGTTGATACGGCGGTAAATGAAGTTAAATCATTTATGACTAAAAAATTGTTTCATGGTCAAGATGGTTTTGATGCGTTCCAATCTGTCGATAGGAAATATTATGATAATGAGATAAAACAAGAAATTCCAATGGGTGCCGTTTTTTATTTAGGTAATAATGAAACAGGCACAAGTGTAATTGAAGGTAGAAATACATATTTAATACCTAGAACTGTTGGTTCTAATTTAAGAAAAATTATTGAAGATAATTTTAACGAATTAACTTTTAGAGATAAAGTTGGTTACCCATTTACAAGATTAGTTACAATTTATTTTAATGATGAAACAATTGTTACAGGTTTAAAATATGATGTGGAATATAAAGATCAATATTTAAGAACTGAATTAGGATTAACTTCAGGTCAGGATGTTATTTTAAATTATTCAACGTTTAACCCTAGTACACAAACATTACCGATGACAATTGAAAGGTCTACAATACCGAATCCAAATATTGTTAGAAATTATGTTTACAATCTTAGTGACGTTAAAAAGATAAAAAAATACGATAAAATTTTATCTAACTCATCATTTAGAACATTAGATTCATTAAATTTAACAAATAATAACATTTTAACAAATTTAGGTTACCCAAAGAAAACTTTTCTTTATACTGAATTTAACAAGAATGGTTTTTCTAGAGCAGATAACTCACGATTATTTTTAAATTATAGAACAAGTAAAGACATTAACACATATAGTAGACATACTCAAGGTTTTAGCCTTGGCGATGATTATTTACCGTTTAATTTAAATAACTATTTATTTATTACGACACAAGAATCAGACCCCGGGAGAAAAAATATGTTACAATATGTTAATTTTTCTGATAATTGTACTTATTATTCCGGTTATGATCATGTTATTGAAGTTTTTAACGTTAATCGGGATTATTCAACATTTTTTGGTAATTATGTAAGTGATATTTTTAAATCCTTTTTATGGGATCCAACTAAAAGAGCCATTTCTAGTTTTGGTGACAGTAATAACTTTATAGTTAAACAAGTTTCAACTCCAGCGTATAATAAAGCGGTAAATACTACAGAAATTAATAATATATTTAAAGAGGAAATTAAATTCGGTTCTTGGTGGAAGGTTGATACTGATTTACAAAATACACAAGACATTATTCCAGATCAAACAGATGCATATCTTAATAAAACGTTAGATTCAAAAAATCAACTTAATGCTGGTTTTCAAAATTTAATTTTTTATGGTCATAATCTTGATCTGAAAATTAATAATAATGGTAATAGAGCACCATTTTTAATACCACATTATATTGAAGGTAAAACGGGACCTTCATTAATTCGTTATTTATTGGTTGGTCAACCAGATTATACTAATACACCAACTTTACCAAATACATCATTATATTTAAATGATTTTGCTAACGTTAGTGATGGATTTGACGGCGTTTTAGGTTTAACATCTAGTGGCGGTACGTATACGATTAAAGATTTATATGACGGTAAATCGCCATTTTTAAAAGAGGGAGTTTCATTTCTATCTTATAGTAAATTAAGAGAAACTAAACCATCAACAAAAAATCTTGCGTTAATTGAAGTACCAACTGACATTGATTCTAATTGGTTAAAAAATCAATTAGTTGGTACAGGTTTATTGCCAGTTAAAAAATATCAGACATCTTATATGAAAAAATTAAGTTATTTGATTTGGAAAGAAGCGGCAATGCGAGTACTAAAGTTATTTCAAATAACTTTTAGTTCTGAAGATGATAATTTAAGTGAAGAAACATTCTATAACTCAAATCAACAGGTTAAAAATTCAACATATTTTTTATCCAATATTGAACAATATAGTACAGTCTTAACAATTGATGATCCAATAACAAGACCCGGTGGGCCAAATAATAATTTTTTTGTTGATTCATACCCACAATCTAAATTTTATAATAATAAATTAAATAAAATTGGTGTGTTTGAAACATATACTTATGGTAATATGGCTGGTTATTATATAACATCATCACCAATTTATTCGGGTCAAACGCCATACGATAATACAAGTAATGTATCAATACCGTACCCAAATGAAAATCCAACAAATAGTGGTACAAAAGTATTATTATCAGAACCGGAATCATATTATAGTGGACCAATAACAATTAATAAACACTGGAGTAAATTATATATCCACCAAACAGAATTGTGGGATCAGTTAGTTAATAATTCACAATTAACCAGTGGTGAAGTAAAAGCGATGAAAACATATTTAGTTTTATCTACTATGTGGGGCTCAAATTCATTTTCATCCTTACATCGAAATATTGTGTTTACATCACCAATTAATACATTATATCGTGTTAATAATTTAGATATAATAACATTAGGTGCGTATTTATGGACATCATATAATAATAGTAAATTAGATAATGGCAGTACTGTTAGAGAGTTTATTTTAGATAATATAACAACAACGAATTTAGGTGACGGTATTATAGGTAATATTCAAGATCCAAATAATGGGTTTCCATTTAATGTGTATTTTGAAGCATCAAAATCTAACTTTATAGAATCCGATAAAATATTAGATCGACACATTAATTATGGACCAATAGCGAACATGTCACCAAACACTAAAGGTTATTCGACAATGGGTAATGAATGGAAATTGGTTGTTGACGGTTCAGAAGAATACACTAGTACAATGTCACTACACCCAAACGATTTAGCTGATGACATTAAACAAGATTTAATCAATCAATTTATTAAGTTTGCTGAAACTTCTGAATTTACGAGGGAAATAGATAACATGTTAGATGGTATTTCAATGTTAGGTGAAATTTCTGAAATAGCGTTAAATCAAGTTGAAGATCAAATTATTTCTGGGGAGACATCTAAAGCGGTTTATCATAAATTTCCATTTGATTTGGAACAAACATTA